TAATATTCCAATTAATTCTTCAAACATAATTAACAATACTTATTTAACATATGATTAGATCTGTTATTCTGGCTAATTACATTAATGATGGATCAATATTGACATTATCTGAATGATCTGTTAATGGCAATAGTTGATCAGTTTGTGTTTTCATTATAGTGGCAAGTGCTACAAATTGGTCAATATTGTTGTCTAAAATTTCAGATTTAGAACATTTATTATCATTTTTGGTTTCTTCTTTTACATCATCTTTTGATTTATGAATTAATTCATGTTTTGATTCAATATCAAGTGATTTAGTTTCGGTGAATATTTCATCAAACACATCATTTTTGGTTACAAGTGATTTGACATTATTTTTCTCTTCAATTAAATTAGTGGCAAGTTTGTGATAATACTTAATTGTGGAGTCACTAAACATATGTTTATGTAGACTAATAATATTATTCATAAAGATATCAATAATATCTGAATCTGCTGAAGAACTAGACAACTCAAATGCTGTCAAATTATAGCCATCCAACGAAATAGATTTAATATACAGTGTTCCATATTTGGTTGTGACATAAATTTCTGTTCCAAATTCTGGAATACAAAACACTTCAGACTTTCCATTAATATTAACAGTTACCATTACACTACATTTTTGATCCTTGATTGAATTCAATGCTTTAAGAATGTAATAAACTATTTCTGGATTGCCATGATATGAAATTGATACACATCTGGATTTAAATAACAATCTCCATTTTCGACCAACCCAAGAGAAAAACCCAGAATTATGTCCAATACTATAGACTGTGTTAGCGGCAACACTACCAATTATTAAAAGTTCGATACCTGACATATTAGTATTTGTTCTTTATTGTTAAAAGAATATATAGTCCAGTTTGTATTATAGATAATAGCTATTTAAAGTTTCAATATTTTTTATTACAAAATATTGAAATTAATATTAATTACTTAATAATGCTTAATCTTAATTAATAACATAACATAAACCAACTCTACAATGCATATTGAAATCAATAATATTAGCCACAACCACAATTATTTTCATATTGGTGCTATTAAATCAAATGGTCATCATATTCAGAATTCACATACTGTAAAAATTGGAGCAATTAAACATACCAATCATACAAGTCAATCAAGTCATATTGTGCAAACTAATCAAACAGGACATACTGGAAATACAAGTCAAATTGTAATTATTACTAACAAGATTCACAATCAACAGAACCAACCTATTGGTATTCCAACATCTTATGGCAATCATACTAATACTGACACAACTAATACTACTCATACTAATACAAATGTAGCAAATACCACAAACACTGTAAATGCCACAAGTGCAAAAGCGCATACAAGTAATAAATCATCTAATTGGTCAGGTGATATTAGTGTTCATGGTGGTTGTGAGTCTCATGGTGGATGTCATATTGATGCAGGAATAACTATTCATTTTTAATTAAATTTATTTATCAAAATAATAACATAACATTAACAGCTTCATTAATCAGAGTTTTAGAGGAGGTTGTAATATATGACTCATTAGAGACAATAATAAATAATGTATATATGTATTGATCTACATCACTAATAATATCTTCATAGAGATGATTTTTTTCAATATTAGTGCGATCATCAGTAACAACATTAAGATCTTGTAAATTATTTTTATTATTGACAAGTCTAGCCATTTTACGTAAATAATTACTTCTATTACGGCCAACTTGATAGAGATAAATATTGTTTATTAAAATACTTGGATCAAGATCGGATTCTTGATATTCAATAGAAGGAATGGGATTATCTTTTCGGAAAATGACAATTAATACAACGGTTTTACCATCATACATTACAGCAAACACTTGATAACTTTCAATAGATGTAAAACACTTATCATCTGAATTAGGAATTATAACTAGATAATCTTTTTTATAGGCTCCGGGTTTATTAGATGGGACAACAATATTACTATTAACAGTTTTTATGGATTTATTTAATTTGTTTGATTTGTTTGATTTGTCAGTTTCATTAGATTTGGAAGATTTGGAATCCATAAAAAATATCTATAATTATAATATCTAATAAATTAAGTATCAGGTATGGATAATAATAAATTGAAATCAGTTATTGAACAAAGAGATAGAATTATAAATCAAGAGGATCAAGAAGAGAAATTAGCAAAACTAGTGACTAAATATGAAAATTATAAGAAGGAACCAAAATATTATAATAGTAAATCAGATCCATTTGAAGAAATAATATTCCAAAAGAACAAACTTATTGATGAACTCAATAACACTATTTTAAAACTCAAAAATGATATAGTTGACCTTACAATATCATATAATAATAAAATAGATCAATTAAGATCAGAACATCAAAAAGAATTAATAAGACAATATGAACAAATTAAAATTAAAACGAAATAATATAAATAAACTATGACATGATGATATTATTTTATGTAGTAATGATAATAGAATAGTCAAAATGACAAAAATACTATTACTAATATTGATAATACTAATATTAATTTATTTGGCACTGAATCCGAATATTATGAATAATTCAACAACAGTTGATACTGAGAATCAAAATGATAATCAAATTGACAATCAAAATGATAATCAAATTGAACCTAAAATGACAACTCATGACAGACCAAGAAGTTTGATGGACAGATTAATGGAGTATTTATTTAATAATAAACAACAACTCTCTGAAAATAAATTTTCCAAAAATACATTCTCTGAACAGTCACAATCTGAAAGAGATATAACAGAACCATTTTCAATAAATGAAGAAGTGAGTAAAGATCAAGATTGTAAGAAGGAAAATGATACTAATGGGAAATGTGAAGCGGGAAAATGTGGGAATAGTGATCTACATCCAATATTAGATCCAAGATTCAATATGAGAGAAACTGCCAAACAATGTTTATTATTAGAAGATCATCTTAATAACAAAAATAAAAGATGTGAAGACTGTATTAGGAAGCATTTCTTGACAATAGATGGATTTTTAGAGGAAGCCGTTAGTTTAGAAAAGGACAATACAAAAAGGGATTATTATAGAGATTTATATAAATCATGGGTAAGATTAGAGAAGGAATATTCAACAAATCCAAAGGATATGAATAATATTGATGAAATATCGAAAAAGATTAGATTATTCAGGAAACCATTAGTGGAGATGTATTTTGATACAGTTAGTGAATATGATATTTAATAAATAAAAATTGAAATAGATAATCATAAGTTAACTTACATATATCAATTAATTAATTAAAAAGAATCATTTATTTTAAACTTATTTCTAAAATAAATGTCGGATTATGATACTGATATTGAAGTGGATGAAGGATTTCGCCCAAATGATTATTCTGACAAAGAAGATGACAATGATTCAGAAGAGAAGGAAACTGAACGGAAAAATCCCAATAATGACAAACATCATGATGGATTATCGCAAAGGGAATATGATAAGTTAAAACAACGGACAGAATACAAATTATCAGATTGTTGCCAAAGATATTACACTAATATTGGATATGTTCATCAAAATAAATTCAATTTATCAATTCAAGACATGACAATTTGTATACATTGTTATATCTCATATTCAATTAAGAGATTTACAGAATGCAAGGACTTATCTAAAAATGAAACTGAATGTTTGAGATATTATATTGATAATTTTACAGACAAACATGATGCTGAATCTTGTCAAAGAGTTAGTAATTATGGCAAATGTTTATTATGTGAAGCAAAATTAGGAATTAAACCATCTATTTATAAAGATGATGAAACCAAAATAGAAATATCAAAACCAATTGACAATGTCAAAATAAATGATATTGATTATGTTTCAGATGTAGATGCATATGACAGTGATTATGAAGAAGATTTTATTTTGGAACTCTAATGGCATTTTTATTTATTATTAAATAATAATATCCTCCTCCTTGTTGTCTATCTAATGAATATAGTTATTAAAGGTAAAAATGTCAGGCATATTGCCATCTAATGATGATGAAAAGAAGAGAACAGAACTATTTAGGAAAAAATTAAATAAAGTAAAACATCTAATAAATAATGATAATAATTATCAGAATAATTACAATAATCACAATAATAGAAATAAATACAAAAAGATTGATGGGATGATAGGGAATATCAAAATATTTGACAAAACATTATATGAGAAATATGATAAAAAATCAAGGGAACATATTAAGAGTATATTTAAGGAGGATATTACAGATAATACTGATATTTATAAAGAGGATATGATAGTCATAACGGATAAGATTCCATTTAAATATATAGAGTTGCAAGTATATTCAGAATGGAGAACGGAATTTCCATATAAACTCCCATTTATTTATGAAAGGAAAATGAAATATTCAGAGGACACATTATTTATTTGTTTTAATTCTATTTATGATCAGGTTATAATATTTTCCAAAAAAATGGTTAGCCCAAATTCACAAAAAATCAAAATAAATTCAAATGAATATATCCATTGTGTCCCGTGGTCTAATGTTGTCAAAACATCCATAACTAATTTATCATATGAATTAATTAATAAATATGTATCAGATCACAATCTTTATTAATAAGTAAAAAAATTGAACATAATATTATTAGATTGAGTAATATATTAAATATATATTAAACTTAATCATAATAATTAAAAGAATCATGACTGATATTGCTTCATCTCTTGAACAATCTAGTGTTATTAAGACCACACCAAATAATTTATGTGATAGTTATTTTGAGACAGTCACACAATATGATAAATCTTTTGGGAAAACATTTAGTGATTACCCAAAGGCAAAAATTGGAAATGCATCACCATTTTTTTCGTTAATAACTGCCAGTGATTTTTTTAGAAATAATAAACTCACTGATATTCAACATAGAGAGAATTTAGAAAAGGCTATTATTTCATCTGCAATGTTATCAATGACAGATCAAATGACATTTGACGGTATGATGCGTAATACTGACATACCATTATCAGAAATAAACAAAATATCTGTCAGATCTTTTAAAGAATGCAAATCACAAGATTCAATTATTCCCAATAACATACATACTTATGGTGATTATTGTGTCATTGTATACAAAGATTATAGATATTTCAACATAATGTATTCACAATCAACTAATATGTATTCTGTTAGAGACTGTAATGAAACTATCCAATATGATTTCAAAGACAAAACCAAATTAATCAAATATATTGTAGATGTATATAATCTAGATAAAGAATTAATAACTGACAGTTATGAATATTGCAATATTGAGTATATTGTAATTACACAAAAATTCAATCATACAATTGATGAACAAATTGAAAACATTATTGACAATAATCATTGTCAAATCCCTGCTATTAATCATGAAATTGGTATTGGTTATGGTTATGGTGATGATAATATTCTCGAATATTATGGAGATCCATATCCCAGAGTGAGAGTTATGGATCAAATTGCAATTCCTCCTAAATATCAAAATGAATTTGGTTTAGATGAGTTTGATGGTTATAATGCTGATAATGAATATGATCTTGTCAATATTCATACAGATAATATGGAAAAATATGGACTGAATAATAATTACAGTATTATTCAGACTGAAACATTAAATATGAATAATAATCATGAAGAGAAAAGACATATTCCAGAAAAAATAAAGAAACAAAAAATAATTAAAACACCAAAACTACAGACAGATCAATATGATACAAATACTGATACCAATAATAATACTGCCAATAATACAGCTAATAATACAATACTAAATAGAGACAGTATTCAATGTATGTTACAAAACATGGCATCTGAAACAGAGAATTATTTTGACTAATTTTATTTATTGAAAAATTGAATATTATTACAATTATCCACAGAAATATGAATAAGAATAAATCATTCAATCATTCAATCATTCAATCATGACACAAAAATTAAATTCTGCACATGTCCATAAATGGGGTGAATATTGGACTAAAAATATGGGTATATTTGAACTTTCTAAAGACCAAATCAAACTAATGATCGATGCACATAATAAAGATGATTATAAGATGTTATTAGATGAAAAGTCATGTTTCAATGTCCATGTTCAAAATATGAATAAGTATATCAAAGACAATTGCAAAAATAAAAATGATAAGATATTTTTTAGATTGTCAACATTATCACCAAAAGATGTAAGAAGACCTGGAATAATTGGACCAATTCTATATGCAAATAACATTGATGACATTTTGGATATTATGACTAAGAGTGATAGAGTAGCTGAAGATTTGGAAGACTTTCGAGACTTTGCAATTATATTAAATAAATGGAATAACAACATTGATATGAAAAATGAATATAGATGTTTCATATTTGATAATGTATGTGAATGTATTGTCAATACATATACTTTCAAAAAAGTGGATAATGATTCTGATGAATTCAAAGTAATAAATGATTATATTGAGAGTCATAAAGATAAGTTTCCAGAAAAGAGTGTAGCACTTGATATTTCCTTAAATTTATCGACTCAATCATCTGAGAAAGTGATCTTTATAGAGTTCAATTGTGTTGATAATGAACTAGATACATTTGAAATGGATGATATATTTTCTGAAAAAGCAAAAGAAATATTGAAAGAAGATCCAAAACAATTGTAATTTTATTTATTGAAAAAATTGAAAATGATTTAATCATAATAATTCATGAAGAATTGGTAATATATTTATTGTAATCATTTCACAATAACACTTATTTTGATGTCATTAGAGAGGAAAGAATCCAAGATTTTCGATATTGAGGATCTTGGAAAATCCAAGACGATTACACAAATACTGACACCAGAACAATTAAATGATAAATCCTTTGAGGCATATTCAAAATCAATTGATGCAGAAGATGACTCATCAAAAAATTACAGTGACGAAATGTTTGATAATGATATTGATTTGGCAAAAATTCATGGGGATTGTTGGAAACAACTCAAAGAAGACAATCCATACTACAAACATGAAGCATTTGAGAATAAGATTGATGATATCAATAAACCGACTGAACCAATTTATAAAGGTTTTGAGTCAGTTGACAAGATCAAATTAAAGGCATACACTCTTGATATGTTGGATATGATAGATAAAAAGAACTCAACTAAAGAACAATATAGTTTTGATGAACTAAATAGGACTATGGGAAGAAAACATAAAGTGATTTATAATAAGAATGACATATACTACATGTATACAAAGATTTGCCATGAGAAGAATGAACCTATTTGCAATACAATTAGGGGATTTTTACAAATCAATGGATTTAGATCACATTCGGGGGTGAATGTTTATGCAATTTTCACTCATCCAATGTGGAAATTAAATAATAAGGGTGAATATGAAAATTTCAGTTGTAAACATAATTGCAGATATTGTCCAAGTCAGAAAGGAAGACCTAAATCATATGTTGATGGTGAACCTGGATTGGATAGAGCAAGATCTGTTGATTATGATACAGTCAAACAAATTTATTCAAGGGCTACTGCTTATAGTGCTACTGGTCATGTCAATGATAAAGCAGAAGCAATTGTTTTAGGTGGAACATTTCATTCATATCCGAAAACATATCGAAAAATGTTTATGACATTATTATACAAAGGATTTAATACTGTTCATGGGAATAGAGATAGACCTACTTACAGTTTAAAACGTGAAATGGAAATTAATAAGACATCTTCATGTAGAGTTATTGGATTGACAATTGAAACAAGACCTGATTGTATCACTCCTACAAATCTTATTGAACTAAGAGAATATGGTGTGACAAGAATTCAATTAGGGATTCAACATACTAATAATAGAGTTTTAAATAGAGTCCAAAGAGCATGTTCGGCATTAACATCTATCTATGCTATTGAATTACTTAAAAACTGTGGCTTTAAGGTTGATATTCATTTAATGCCGGATCTTCCCAAACCATTTACAAAAGATTTTGAAGAGAAGAATATTAGAAAACTTACATCACATCAGCAAGTTGACTTGACTTTTGGTAAGGATGATATTGATTGGAAATTTGATATGGTCAAGGAAGATCAATATATGTTTGATGAGACATTCCATACAGATAGATATGCACCGGACCAAGTTAAAATATATCCATGTGAGGTTATGGATTGGACTGGTATTAAGGATGATTTTGAGAGAGGATTACATACACCATATGGTGACATTAAAAAAGATCAGAAAACGAATCCATTAATTGAATTATTGATTAATACTAAATCTAAAATTCCTAATTCAGTTAGGATCAATAGACTTATTCGTGATATTCCTGAATCATATATTCTTGGTGGTATTTCTGATATGGGTGGTAGACAAAGAATTGAAAAGATGATGAAAGATAAAGGATTAAAATGTGGATGTATTAGATGTCGTGAGATCAAGAAGAAGAAGATTGATATTAACAAAACCAAAATAAGAATAACAAGATACAATGCTTCTGGAGGTCATGAATATTTTTTGGAATATATTACAGATAATAATGAATTGATTGGATTTTTGAGATTAAGAATTTCATCTAATACAGGATATCATCTTAATAGACAAACTCCAAAAGATGGACAACATAATATTTTTGATGAAACAAATATTAAAAATAAGAATATTGTTTTTGAAGAATTAATTGGTCGTGCCACAATTAGAGAACTTCATGTTTATGGTGATGCACTTAAAGTCAATAATAATGATAATAAAGTCAATTCACAACAACATTTAGGATTTGGGACAAGATTATTACATCATGCATTTGTATTGGCTGATTCATTAGGATACAATAAATTATCAGTCATTCCTGGAGAAGGAGTGAAACAATATTACATGAAATTTGGGTTCTATAATGGGAAATATTTCATGCTTAAAGAAACAACTAAGACTGAAATTGATTCACTTAATATTAAATTGCCAGTAATTGAGATACAAAAACAAATTGTTATGTCAACATATCCCGGTTCTGATATTCTTGATGATCAATCAAATCAGACAAATCAGATAAATCAGATAAATAATAAAGACAACATAGGAATGAATATTTGGGATATGACATTTTTTGCAGTGTATATGATTTTTATGACATATATTTTTTGGAGTCATTTTATCAAAACATAAATGAATTTATTTATAAAAATTGAATTATTTAATAATTAATATCATTAAATAATACTTAATGAAATAATAATATTAACAATCAATTCAATACAAATATGTTCGATCTCATCATTGAATTGTTTACAGACCCAATTATTTTGTGTTTTATCATTTTTGATTTTGTTATGTTAGCTTGTTTGATTAACAAATGGATTGAAAATCTAGAGAAATACAAAGACAAAAATGCATATATAATCAAATCAAATTATAATAAGAATGATGCAGATAATGATGTCAATAGATTTGTATCTATTTTGCGTCAGAATGCGAAAAAATCATTAGATAATTTGAAACATCTGACTGAATTGAAATCAATTAAATTTGATCTTTTGGAGAGATATATTAATCAACACATTATTAACAGAAGGAAGAATGAAATTGTGAGATCATTAGATAATGGTTCAGTTGGAACTATGTTTTTGAATCTACAAAACGAACTAAATAGTCTGAATATGAGAATTGCAGATAGAATTAATAATCTGATGTATAATTTTGATCAAAGTGCCAGAATTGTTTTTGAAACAGACGATAAAGGACAAGGCGGAAATTTCTATAGAGTTAAATATGAAGATTATACAGTGAATATTAATGACAAGATTTATGATTTGTGCAATAAATATAAATTGAGATCTAAATCAATGACAAAGGATACTTATATTCCAGAATTTGAGAATGCGAACTACGATATTAGAAAATTTAGATTGAAGACAGATCTACATAATGAAACATATTACTGTGTATTTGTGAGTAATGGTGTAAAGACCAATGATCTTATTGACACATATGTTGAAGTTGATAGAGAATATTATACTCAATATCAAAAACGTTATCCATTGGATTCATTAGAGAAATACTATCCTATTTATAATCGTTGTTCAAATGCATATTGGTTTTCATCAGCAGGACCTGAATATAATCAAATTTACAACATTATTGGAAAATATGTGAAGAATTGTGTTGTATTTAAAGCCAATAATACACAAGATTTAACAAATATGGAAACAATGTTATCATTCATTATATTCAGAACTATCCAAAACTCCACATTCAAATCAATCACTAACAGTTTCTATAGTATTATCAACACATCTAATACTGACTCTGACAATAATGATGATTCTAATGATGTATCTGATGATAATGATGTATCTGATGATAATGATGGATCTGATGATAATAATGATGTATCTGATGACAATGATGAAGAATCAAGTGATGAACCTAATGCAAATGAAGAAGAAGATCAAGAAGATGATGATAATTCATCTCAAAATTCTGAACAGGATTCAGATGATAATTCTGAAGAAGATGATAAACAGCCGGCAATATTCAGAATGGAGACAGTTTTCAGAACATAAAAATTGATTTATTTATTGAAAGTTTAATTATTTGTGGAATAATTCATAAATAATTAATTAATATGAGTCAAGATTCTGATAATGATATTGACAATCAGGATTTAGATCAATTAGATCAAGAGGAAAAATATTATTATAGTAGTGATAGTGACACAAAAGAAAATTCAGATGAGAATGATACAGATAAGGATACAGATGAAGATGATACAAATGATTATAATGAAATATTAAGTAAAATATTTTCATGTGAGCATTATTACAATAAATGCAAAGTAATATGTGATAAATGTTCAAAGTGTTATGGATGTCATAAATGCCATAATATTGCCATAACTAAACTGTATTTCAATTCAGATAAAAAAACTGAACACAAAATATCAGAACATTATATTGAACCAAAACACATCAATAAAATTGTTTGTATGAATTGTAAGAACGAACAGAAATTTTCTAATAAATGCAATAAATGTGGTGATAAATTCTCAAAATATATATGCAATAAATGCAAAATAATGACTAATCGAAATAATAATTATCAACATTGTAATAAATGTAATATGTGTTATTGTTATTTAGGCAAAAAGACTGATTATAAACACTGCTCAAAATGTAATCAATGTGTATTGAAAAAATCACATATATGTAAATCCAATAATATTAACATTACTGAAAAAGATTGTAGTGTATGTCAGACGAATATTAATTCAGATATTTCATTAATAATGAAATGCAATCATATTATGCATATGGATTGTTATAATATCTTGATCAAAAATACATATAAATGTCCTGAATGTTTAAAAAGTATTTGTGATACAAGAGATATATTTTCCAAAATAAGAGAAGAAATAAACATGACTGTTTTGAATGATGAACTTAAGAAATCAGTCAAAATACTTTGTAATGATTGTGATTCAATGTCTGATGTAGAATTCCATTATATTGGAAATGAATGTAAACAGTGTAACAGTTTTAATACAATTGTCGTTTAATATTGTTATTTGATTTTATTTATTATTAGCATAAGAGACCAAACCAAAACCGATACCAATAAATGAGGAAATTAGTGTAACTAATCCTGCAGGACTATTAACCTTCTCACGAATAATCAAACCATCAACATATTTTTCTGATATGACTTTAAATTCTGTATCAATAACATGATTAATTGATAATATTGTCATAATTAGGAAACTTGCAAATGAAATAGTCATGTGGTTAGTAAAATATGTTATTAATGATATACAATAACCTAGTGCTATAATGCCAAACATCCACATTGATTTTGTCTCATTTTCTAATGGATATGCTAACCATATACTAAATGAAATTAGTGCAATTAACATAAAAATGAAATACAAACTAAATGTGATTTCTTTTGCAGTAATTGAATTATCTTTTTGTTTTGTATCAGTTTCAGATTCTGGCATGATTATATATATCTTTCTGAAAATCTTCTATTTGATTGAATCATTATTTATTAAAACGATTCAATAATATTTCTGGAATTTAATTTAATTAAAGAATTCAATTAAAGAATTCATTGATGAGTCTTTGAGCAGAAACATCAGTTGTAGGTGCTACATTAACTACAGAAGGAGCTAAGACAGTGGGTTGGCTTGAAAAGACTGATTCGCCAGTTTCAGATTTCTTGTTGTAAAGATATGCCAATAACAAAACTAATATTACCAAAATAATCCACCATTTGTATCTTGAAACAAAATTTTCAGTTCCATGACGATATTTATCAAACATATCAGATGCTGATGAAACAGTTGATTCGTCGGTTTGTTCGCCATTATTTACATTTAATCTATTATCTGCCATAGACATTAGGAATTATATTAATCTTCTAGAAAAAAGTTATCCTATATTATTTAAAAAATTCCCTTTCGTTTCATAATTATGAATTATCCGTTTTATAGTTTAATTCATTATATCTTACTTCAATCCACATATAATATTAATATCATTTGTAAAGATAACTAAAGCTAAGTATGACAAAAAATCTTATTATAAAACAATCTAATAATAATTTAGATGATGAATTAATAGATCAAGAATTCATTATTGATACAAAAATATTGATTATATCAGAATCCTCATTTAATGAAATCAAAAATAATAATTATTGTATTGACATTGTCCAAAAAAATCTCATGAATGCTTTCCATTATCTAAAAACACAAAAAACAATCGATTTCAGAAAAATTGTCACAAATAATAAAAATATCATCAACCAAAAATACAATAAAACTTTCCTTATTCATGAGGCTTGTAAGATCGGAAATTCTGATTATGTCAGTTTACTCCTATTATTAGGGTCTAAATGTAATCTTATTGATGATTATGGATTTATGGCACAACATTATGCAGTTAATTCTAAAAATATATTAGTTGTAGATATATTGTATACATTTGGTCATAGTTTCAATTTAAAAGATAAAAATGGTAATACCCCATTCCATCATGCAATTATGAATGACGATATTAATATGGTTAAAACATTAATCACTTACAAAACTGACCCAACTATTCTCAATAATAATAATAAATCAATACTTGATATATGCCACATTAAATCTGATATATATCATCTAATTAAAAAATATTATGATTCTTATTAATCTCTGAATCTATCAATAATCTTATTTACAATATTCATGTCTGAATATCTTGCCAAAAATGTTAGTATTATCTCACTATATTTATTCATTACTTCTTTACTTCTCACATATAATCCTAATACATTGTTATTAATGTATCCAATATTATAACATAACACATCCACTAATTTCTTGTAATAATATCTTTCTCTATTTCTCTCAATATGATTTATTGTAAGTGTCTCTATTTTTTTGGTTGTTAATGTCATTAATAATTTGATTGAATACATCAAAATAGTAATCAAACTCACAATATATCTTCCAACTAACTTAATGACCATTAATAGTCTGTTAATAATCAAATCAAATTGTTTATTTCTAATAATATCCACATCTAATCCATGTGTATCATTAGTATTAGTATCAGTATCTATA